TCTGCGTTCTCATCATTGATGGAACCTTTCTGAACATTACCATTGTGGTTAATGTAATAAGTACCTTTCATCATTTTGTTTTCTCCTCGGCTACAATATTTGTCATTCATTACGATATGCGCATATGTGCCATTATTTATATGGGACTGAAAATTCATGCAACCTATGATATTTTCAATCTCTATATTATAATTAGTATATTTATTATGTGTGCAACTAAATATTTTATTATGACTGAAAAAATGGATTTTTATGGTATTCGTGATATTATGAACGAAACCCTTAATGAGAAAAAAACTTTTGTTCCTCGCCATGGGGATAAAGAAAGTCTTGATAGTATTACTGCACAATTGAATGAAGCAAAAATGCATCCATGTGTATTTTTGAATAGCCATGCCATTGGAATTGAAGCTGCTGGTGATTTCATGAAGCTTCTTAATTCTGGTGAAGAACAATATTCTGATAACGACATGGTTGACAAAGACTTGCTCAAAAATGTGTATAACACTCTTAAAAAGATTTACAAAGATGAAGGCAAGAAATTGAAAGAGTCTACTATATTTGAGTCTGTTCTAAAAGAAAATGGAATTGAAGTTTATCCAGAAGATGGAAAATTAAAAGCACGCAATATTGGCCAGCAAGTTGTTTCATCTCGCACACAAAATAAATTAAATCCTCTTGGCACAAAAAATGTTGCCAAACCTTTGACACCAACACAAAAAGCTGCAACTTCTGCAGTTCTAAACATCCTCAATGATAAAGGAAAAGCAGGTGACATCAATTCTGAATTTGACACTAACCCTCGTCCAGACATCACTTTGATGGCAAATGGTGACGCAGTTATCACACCAGATGGACAGAAGAATCGCTCATATAAAATTCCTGCAAGCGAAATTGATGCTCACATGAGAGAGTCTGCTTCAAAGCTTCTTGAAAATCACAAACTTAATGAAAAAAGAATTGAAATCCCAAATCCATACCCAGTGAAAAAGGAAGAAATTATCGACCTTGTTGAACGCTCAAGTAGACTAGTTCACACAGCCACTGATGATAAAACAATTCAGCTTTATATTTATTCAAATGGAAGTGAAAGACCTGAGGCTTTTGCTGAAGTTGAGATTACTTCTGCAGGTTATATTCTTCATGGTGCTGAAGGATATGACTATCAAGGAAGCTCTTTCAAAGAGTTTGAAAATGACCTTAGAGACGTTGTCTTCAACTTTGACGCTATTACATCAAGAAGATTTGGAGAAAGTGTGAAGAAAAATACAATGAAAGAAAGCCGTTTGAAAGAATACGCTTCAAACCAGCTCGTAAATTATTTTATGAAAAAAGGCGTTGAACGTTATTTTAATGAATATATTATTTGTATTGATGATGACTGGTATACGCCTAATGAATGGATTAACGAAGAAAATCTTGAAAATGACTATGGTGTAGAATACATTTTTGAAATGGTTGAACAGGCTGTAAAGAAGTCATTAAGATACTTAAAAAGCTTGGGATTTACTCTTGATGATGAGAGTGATGAAAGCTACAATATGGAACTTATGAAAGAGTTTCTTGATAAAATAGAAGAATAAAATAATGGTTGCAAGAAAATCTAGTCTCTTTGATAGAATAATAGAAAATACAATCAAAACACCTTTAGGCAAAGTTTGTTTTATTGACTACAGAAAGGAAGGCAAAGACATTCTTTTTGAAGGTTATAAAGGACCTATATTACTTGGAGCTGCAGCTTTAGGTTTGGGCACTTTGTCCATAGCTGACCATAACAAAATTAAGTCAACTGCAGATAAACTTGGTATTGAACTTGCTGAAACAGAGTATGGTTCTCACGAAGCTGCAGGACTTATTTATCCTATTTATGAATATAAATATGACATGAAAGGTCCTATGAATATCGATAGTCTTTGTAAGTATCTTAAAGACAATACAAACTTTGATGAAATAACTTATGATGACGAAGGCGACCATTATGTTATCAACTACATTGATAATTATACAATACATCAGAAAGTAGGAAATGCATCTGTATCAAAACATAGAACTTCAGAAGGCAATTTGAATTTGCCAAAAAATTACTTTGATTTTTCTTTTGTTTTAGATGAAAGCTATAATAAAAGTCAACTTTTTGACAGAGTCTTAAATGAGTCATCATTAAAAGAGAATGAATGCTCACTAGAGCAGCTTTTGAGTAAAGCTTATGTTAGTGACTATAAAATGGGTAGCAAAAACTCAGCTATAGTTAGAGTTCGCACTTCACCTGCATTGTTAACATCTGACTCAATGGCTGCACGTTTTGAAGAAGACATCCCAGACGGATATGAATTGGAAGTTGAATATTTAGGCGAAGACCCTATTTTAGGTAGGAATCTTGACATATATGAAGTTCAACTTTTAAAAAATTAAGAGGAGATATATTATGTTTGTAGATAATGAATTCAAAGAAGACCCTTCGTCTGAAATTACCACAAAAAAATTAAGTGAGTCACAAACTCGAGGCCTTGAAACATATGCAGATATTATCAATTTGAAATATGATTTGATTGATGAGCATAAAGATGTTTGGGGTGATAATACCGCCGATAGAATGGATGACATTGTTATCAGACTTGGAGATACGCATGGAAAAGGATTAGCTGCTTCAGGCATTCTTAAAAATGGAAAGATTGGAATTATCATAAGCCCAATTTGCGCCGCATTTGCAAAAGAAGACATTGACAATATTGTTCTTCATGAGCTCGCACATTGTGCAGTATATTTTGCATATGGTTCGTTCTGTAGAAATGATAATGGCGGACATAATGAAGATTGGCATTATTATGTCGACCAGCTTAATGAAAAAGGCTACGACATCCGTGAAGTTGTCGATGATGACTATCTTGATGAGATTGAAGAAAGAATGGATAAATTACAAGAGGCTGTAACTACAAAATACATGGCGTGCTGTTATGACCCAGAAGACTATTATGAAGAAACAAACTATATTGATGAAGATGGCGAATTAAGCTGCAACTCTTCAGGTGCAAAATTGTTTGACACTGAAGATGAAGCTATCGAATATGCTGATGATAATAGACCTTATGGTTGGATGTCATTTGCTATGCCTTTTAACACCACGCTCGATGAAGCAACTATTCCACAAGCTAAAAGATTTGCTGCTCGTAAACATGGTGAAAGAAACCAAACTCGTAAAGCAACTGGCGCTCCGTACATCGTTCATCCAGAAGGCGTTGCCGCACTTGTAAAAGAATATGGTGGTGATGATGAACAAATTCAAGCTGCGTGGCTTCATGATACGATGGAAGACACTGGAACTTGGAAAGATGACCTTACTGAGAAGTTTGGTGATAGAGTTGCTAACATCGTTGCTGAACTCACAAATGATGACTATGCTATTCGTTCTCTTGGAAGCAAAGAAGACTACATGAACCAAAAACTTTGTCATTTGAGCCATGACGCTCTTCTTGTTAAACTTTGTGATATGCTTTATAATCATAAAGATTTCCCACCTATGCAACAGAAAATGCGTATTGAAAAGAATATCCATTATTTGATGCAGAACCGTGAGCTTAATGAAAAGGAATGGCAGATTTGTAATAAAATTGTAAGTGGAGACTAATTTTATATGAATGAAGAAAATGAAGACGAATTGCAAAACCAAGATGGAAGCGCAGACAATCCTGTCACAAATCCATCGACAAACACTCCAATACAAGATGGACAAATCCCTCAAGATAATGCTGCTGTTGCTGATGGCAGTGCTGATGCTCTTGGCCTTGAAAATATAGAAGTCAAATTTGAAAGTGGAAACTATTCTCAATTCGCGATGCTTCCTGTTACAATTGGACAGAAAGTAAACGCTTTGACAAAGACTTTGGTTCCTTTGATTGAGGTTGCTTTGATTGAGTTGACTGGTTCTTCTACACAGTATAAAAGAACTTCTGCTTTAATTACGCCATCTTTTGACCAGAATGCAAATCTATTAGTTAATTTTAATATTGTCTATACTGTGCCAGGTTACATTGGCGTAGACTTTGAGTATAAAGACTTGCAAGATGACTCAAAATATGTTTATGATAGAATTTCGCCAGCTGGAATAAAAATCACTAAATGTGAGATTGATACTTCTTCTGGTGAAGTTACAATCAATGGAGAATTTTAACAGATGAATTTTAAAGATTTGCTTCGCTTGAATGAAGATGTTGTAATGCAGAAAAAGATTGAAGACCTTGGAAAAAATAAACAAGATGGCAAAAAGCAGAATTTCGATGACTATATCAAAACTGACATCGAAAATAGAATTAAAAACGGCGCCGACTTTTCTAAGGTAAAAGACTGGAAAAAGTTCTCTTCTAATGTGAAAACTATTGCTGATGCAAAAGGAATGGACAATGCTCCAAAAGATGAGAAAGACGCTGAAGACAGAATTCAATCTGAAGTTTTGAAACAGATGACTAATGAAGGTGGTGAAAATACTAATCCAGACGCAACTGTTCAGGCTGAAAAAGAGATTGATGAAATTACAAAGCAAATTCAAGAGTCTTGGATTCCAGAGCTTCATAAGTCTTTGCGTGAAGAAATTCTAAAAAAAAACTAATCTCAGCTGCTTGTGTATTCATTGACCTTGACAGCTTAAAAATGCTTGGTGCTCATTCTACACAAGAATGGGCACGTAAAAGTCATCAAGATAAAGGACCATGGGGACTTCCAAAAGGCCAGATTGATGAAGGCGAAAACTCTACTGAAGCAGTTATTCGTGAAATAAAAGAAGAAATGAATTATGACATTGACGCTTCTAAATTGCGTCATATTGGTGTTGTAAAATATCTCCCAGTAAAAGACCTTGATATTTTTGTCTATCCAGTTTCTGGCGAAGAGCTTGAAAACTTAGCACAAACTTCAAAATGTGTTTCATACTTTGAAAACAAAGCTGGTGCTCAACAACCTGAAATTGATGACTTCAAAGTTTGTACATTAGAAGAACTTGGAAAAAGATACCAAATGTCTATAAAGTCAGCCCTTAGTGACATTTTCAGCGATTGTAAATGATTGTTTGATGAGCTCATATAAATTGAGCTCATTATATTTTTTAAAGTGTTCATCTGTTGCGAAAGAATACCCAATCAAAAATTTTTTAATTTCATTTGTCTGTGGATGACGATATAAAAATCCATAGTCTGATTTTTTATCTAAAATAAATTTTTCAATATGAGGATTTTCTTTTGAAAGTCCTTCTTTTTTTATATCATGAAACTCTGTGTAGTTATTGATAAGTGTTTTTGTTGTGTAATCAAACTTTTTCAAATATTCAACATGTATATAAAAGTCTTTTATTTTAAGGTCTTTTGCATTTACTGAAAAATACGCAATTGGATATTTATCAACATAGTCGGTTTTAAATGGTTTGTTTTTCAAAACAATGTCTACTGACTTTTTGTCAGAAATTTTTTCTAATTTCCATGGATAAAATTCTTCAACATCGAAGTCTAAATTTAATTTACAATACATGACAAATGGATAATTTTTTCTTTCTAATAAAAGACAATATCCAAGTAAATTAAGACTTGCGTCATAAACCATCTCAATAGGCGTAGTTGGCAAAATATAAAAACCGTTTAATTTTTCTAAACCTTTTAGCATATATGAATAATAAGTCGTAAAACAATAAAGGGAGCCGAAGCTCCCATTTTTTTTTTACTTTTAGTTTAAATTAAAACAATGCTCCGCATACTGGGCAGTGTGTTACACCTTCTTCTGGAGAGAGTGCTCCACAATCATCACACTGAAGCAAATCATCTTTTCTGTCCCAAACAATTGAAACTTTTCCGTCTTTAACTTCAACATCCTGAACACGAGCTTTGATTTCTGGGCTCATGAATTCCCAACCTTTAAGAAGGGCAATCTTGTCAGCTGAAAGTCCGCTTTCTTCAGCTGCAGGTGCTGCTGAACGTGTTCTGCGTGTTGCAGGTGCTGGCTCTTCAGATGGAACCTGCTGCATTGTGTCAAATGATGCTGGTGTGGCCATTGGGTCAGGCATTGTATCAACTGAAGTTGTAGCGTTGAATTCTTCCTCACTCATGTTGAGGTTTTCCTGAATAGCTTTATTCTCAGCTGCTGCTTGTTCTTTTTCTTCTTTTGCATAGATTTTAGCAAAATATTCTTTTTCTTTTGCTACAAGACCAGTGAGCTCTTCAGTGAACTTTGTACCAAGCTGAGCATCACAAAGCTTAAACAATCCAGAAATACGTTTCTGAATTTTCTGATATGTTGTAGGCTGGAAGAACTTGTCGAGGTCATAACGTTCATAAGAGCGCTCTTCATCAGTCATTGGACCAACTTTGATGATTTTCTCATCTACTGTTGAGCCATCATCATTTCCAAGCTCTTCGAGCATATCTTTTTCTTTCATCTTAGAAGCATTTACAACTTCCCAAGGATTTTCTTTGATGCCAGTTTTCTTGAAACCAAGACAATATTTTTCAAATGAACCGTCTTTTCCAAGGATTGAAGCAATCTTCTGTACTGAGCCATAAGACTTAATACCAGGTTTTGCCCATACACGGTTCTGGTCGTCGATGTTCAAGTCGCGGCACAAAATCTTAGTGTGTTTATTTTCTGCACACCAGTTGTCTTTGTAGTCGATACAGTTGTAGATTGAAACGCGGTCGCCACGATAACCTGTGGAGAACTGATAAGTTTTTCCATCAGTTGGTTTGAAACCACCTTTTGAAACAAGTTCAAAGATTTCTGGATGAGCAGTCTTGTTCTTGTAAACCCAATCGCCGTTAATCTTTACTTTTTCCATAACTTTGTCATAAAGACGAATAAGAATATGGTTATCAGCTGCAATAGGCTGGCGAAGAGGCAACTTGATTGTAAAGCGTTTGCCATCATCGTCTTTTACTTCACATGTAATGATTTCTTTTGGGTCGTAAGGTTTGCGTTTGTAACCCTGAGCTTCAGCTCCGATAGGTGCTCCAAGAAGACGAACTACAGTATAGAAACCTTTTTCACAACCAACATATCCAACTTCGTCGTATTCAGGCTGCTCATAATTTCCACCATTGTTCTGATTTTTTGAATCGTCCTGGATTTTCTTAGAATAAGACTTGAAAAACTCGTCATCCAACTCAACACTTTCATTCATAACATCACTCATAATATTTTCTCCTTTTCACTTATAAGTATTTAACACGTGTTAAATATTTAGTATGAAATTGTTTTAATGATATTCAATATATTAACTGACATACACGTCATTTATAAGGCGCTTAATTGCATTCTGCACTGTGAGATATGGTGTCTTCTCATCTACCCAAATTTTACTGTCAGCATGTGCAGTCCATTCACCATTCATAGAATAGTCTGAAGCAAGCATCTCTTTTACAGCTGGAAGTACATCATCATCAACATCACCATAAAAGCGTGTAATTGCCAAAGCTGAAATAAATGCAGACAAGTCATCAGGAGATAGCTGCGCAGCTGGAAAGAAATAATCATTGTATTGTGACTCAAAAAGTCCAACACCAACTGCAAAGCCAGCTTTGTTAAAAATCTTTCGATTTTTGATGTTGTTAGTCATTCCAATAGCAACAGTCTTATTGTCAATGTCGCCTGTTCCAACGAACTCAACATCACAATAATTCCGAAGCCATGCAAGTTTCATTTCTGCAATTGGATTTTGACTTACAGCTGGGTCAACCCACAATTTAAGTGGTCTTTTTTTAGCATCTTCCATTTTCAATGCCATACAAAACTCCTACCAGGTAATTGCGCCTGGGTCTTCATCATTTATATCTTCGTCATCTTCATCAAAGACGAACCCAGGCGGGGTCAAAGCTTTTCCACCTGAGAGTTTATTTGCCAAAACATCGATGTTCCAGTCGAAGACTAAACCACTGTCATCATCTAACGTGACGTATGTCTCATTATCACCACGCCATTCCAATTTCGTGATTTTATCAACATCAATATATGTTGCGCCGTCTTCGTCAACTGCAATCATCTTTTTCATTTGTTACTTCCAGTTAATAGCTGCGATTTTGACAAGTCCAGTTTCCTGATATGGAAGATTTTTGACTTTAGTTGAAAGACCAATTCCTTTAGACTTATCATAGTCATCAGTTCTAATAACTATGCCTTCATTCATAGCATAGTCTGTCCAAAGCTTTTCATTTGGCTGTGGAACATAATTAAATATTAACTCATCACCAACGCGTTTCCAATAAGACTTCTCAGCGAAAGCAACCAACTCGTCGATATTTGGCGCAATATCAGAAAACTTGTTGTAGTGTCCAACATATGGAACTGTTCTAAGACCATTTCCAAGTCGATTTACAATTTCAACAAGTTTGTCCCAACCAACCTGAACGCATTCTTTCTTGAATGGGTCATATGCCTTTACAGCAAAGACGAGCCATGTTGGAGCCTTAAACTTGTAGATGTTTCCCTGAATATTAGGTCCACACTGCTCACCTTGAAGAATATAGAATATACCATCTTCTTTCAAGAGGCGACGAAGTCCACGCTCAATGTCATAGCGTTTCGCTGCATTCCAGAAGTCATTGTTTACTTCTTTTCTGTATGCATTGTTGCGTGAGCAAACAAAGAAACGATTCTTTTTGTCAGCAGGGTCGAGCATACATGTAAATGACTGGCCTTCCATTTTTACAGTAGCATATACTGGACTTTCTGCGAATTTCTCAATCGCAGCTTTATAGTTCTGAATAGATGTTTCATCTGACTTTTCAATGTAGAATGAAGGGAAACCACCACTTTTATTTGTGTGAGCTTTCTGCCAAATACGACCAATCCAACGAGTAAGCACATGTGAAAGGCAGAACTTAACCCAATATGGATAAGCTTTTTTGCTTGTAGTTGGAGAAGCATCTTCTTCTGGCTCATATTTTCTGATATTGAGTGCTTCAGTAAGAGCATCACCATCTTCGTCTTTCATCAATTTTGCAAGAGTTTTTTCATCAAAACCAAGGTCTTTTACAGACACACCGAGACCCCATGACTTAACGCGAGTTCCATCAATTTTCTTACCCATTGTCATAGGCTTGATGATAAAACCATTTGCAGCTTCAGAATAGCAACGTTTACGTAAGAATTCCCATTTTGGTTCAACTGGAAGAATAGAGCCTTCCTGAATGAAGGCAATTTTATTACCAACAATTGCGTCTTCCTTTGGAATAATACACTCATATCCAAGCTCTTCAAATGTTACGTCAACGATTCGGTCTTTACCTTCCATTGGAATGACTTCTTTAATTGTGACAAATGACGCTAATTTTCTCATTTTCAACACTCCTTTGTATAATGTTCACTTGTTATATCCAATATATTAATGACATGAAACAGAATTTATAAAAGAATTTTAGTTACCTGTTTAAATAATCTTTAAAAGGGTAAGTAAACTTTTTACCCTATAGATTTTAAATTATATAATAGTAATAGGGGAATTTACTATAAAAAATTTAAAAATTTTTGAATTTAAAGGTAAAAACTCATATATTATAATCGTAAATCAAACCAATAACAAGGAGAACATTATGGAAAGAACAACAATCCACATCGGAACAAACGTACCAAACGTACTTCTCGGAGCTGGAGTAATTGCAGTGAATGAGAAAACATGGAACGAATGGGGAACAAGAACATACGGTGAGAAAAACACCATCAAAATGTTCGATAACGAAGAGCAGTATTGGAAATGGATGGAACGCAACAAGAAAAAAACATTCAAAACAAAGAATGAAGACGGAAGCGTTACATACAAAACAATCCGCTACATGCCGCGCTATGAAGTAGCTGCTCTCGCAAGCTATGATGACGACATTAAGTTCCAGCAGATGAGCTACGATGAAACAACTGACAAGTTCTTCACTGTTCCTCGCAAAGCACAGAAACAGGTCGTAACAATGGCTCAGAAGAACATCTTCGCTTAAGAGCTTCTGGTAGGGACATTCATGTCCCTACCAAAATTATTTTAAATACTGTTAATATTATTATTAAGGAAAACATAATGGGAAATTTGCCTTTTGGAATTGCAATTTTGGTTTTGGCTATTTTGAGCGCTATAATGCCTTTTTTCTTTGATGATAAAGAGCCAAAACATCGTGGTTATACTCCTGAAATTGATGAAGAAACTGGTGATTTTAAATTTTAAAGTCCAGTAAATGTTTTTCCTACTAACAAGTCGCTCAATTTATTTCCTAAAACTTTTTCACCTTTAGTGTGAAGATTTAGGTTATAAGTGAGCTTTGTATCATATACAGAATAAACAATTAGATTTGCTTTATATTCAGAGCCTGGAAAAACTCCATCAATTCTGACGCTATGGCAATTAGGGTCTTCAATTCGTTTTTCAGCTACGCCTGGAATGTAAATTGTAATGCCATTGAAATTAGCTTCGTCTTCAGGTTTTATTTTAAAGTCGATTGTAATTGAGTTTTCAGTTGTTAGCTCATTATTTTGGTGGAACTCTATCAACTGGCAATCTCTATCTTCATTAAAGTAACCTTCAACAACATCTTTTACAATGTTGTCAGTAGACTCACGAATTGTTTTTCCTTCATTCAAAAGTTTTTTAGTCAAACCTTCTGAGTCACGATACATCATATCGCCATCTTCAACTGCTAAAATCTCACCATCTTGTGGAAGCGTTTTACCGTTCATACTTTTAATGGCTTCTTTTGCTGTGTCATTTACAACAACTGCATCTTTTATAAGTTTAATTCTTTTTTCTTCATCAACTGTAAAATGTTCATGTGGCGTCCATTTTGCATCTGCCCAAATAAGTGAAGTTTTTTGAGTGAAGACAACTTCTTCATCATTGTAGCCATACATTCCAGAAAAACGCAATGGCAATTTAATATAACCATCAACATCTTCTATTAGAGTTTGATACGTTCGGATTGTAAATCCGACTTTTAATGGAAAAATCTTAGACTTTTGAAGCCAATCTTTTTCTTGATATTCTGGATTGCTATCAATACTATCAACTGTTATAAAAACTGGAATATCTAAAGGTTGGCCACAAATTTCATGCTCAACTACGAAATATAATGGAGCTGTTGGTGTTTTTTCCCAATACAATAATTGAGAAGCGACATTTACATCGGCTCTTCGTGCAAAGTAAATAGTAGACTCATACGAAACTTTTACAGCAGCAGCTTTTGTAATAATACCAGAAAATGGGTCAATCAAACCTTTTACAATCTGATATGCATTTTGAGTTGAGCCACGGTCGTCTTCTTCCAATGAAGATGATTGTGAATATATAGCAAATGGTAAGTCGAGGTTTATGTAGTCATAGTCTTTACCATTTTTTAAGTTTCCATTTCCAAGCTGCTCAATTCTTTTTCGAAAAACAATATCTTCTTTTGAATATAAAACTTTTCCTAAGTCGCCTTTGAAAAGCAAACTTGAAAGTAAAAACTCTAATCCAAGTTTACACATGAAGTTTGTATCAACAAAGTTTTTATCTTTTAATGAGTCATAATATCCATGTATTTTAAGTTCTTGTCCTTTCTTAGCCATATTTTTAAATTAGTCACGAAAAAACTAATTTAATAATTATGCAGATGGACTCTACAATAAAACGTGTTTATGACCAATATCATTTAAAAGACTTCGAATATGGAAAAGTCGGTTCAGACAATTTAAATCCTCAGCGTGAAATGGTTAAAGACCAAGTTGCTTTAATTGAAGCTGCAGTCCAAGAATTAACTGACGAAATCGTAAGAAAAAAGATTCGAATTCCTAAAGAAGTTGAAGACCCTATTAAAGCAGTAGTTTCAGGTGAGAGTCCAACTTCATCTTCACCAGAAAGAAGAGCACGCGCAAAAAGAGCTGGTTCTGACACTTTAGCAATTTTTGGTGATATACCTGAAGACTTAGAGCTTTGGATTGGAACATTCCCAGGAAGCGTAAATGAATTGTCATTACCACCAATTATTGCTTGTGAAGAAATTTTACGTAAATATAATTTCGATACAGGTGAGATTACTGAAGTTGCAAGTCCAAATGATGGTGAAATGACTTATGAGATTTCAACTTCGAGTAGTGATGATGACGACGACGAAGATGATAACAATAATGATGATGGTAATGAAGATGGTGAGGACAATTATAGCGACCAATTAGCTGAATGCGCTGAAATTGAAATGGAATGGTTGAAAATTATTTTAGCTATTTTAAAAATTATTAAAATTTTAAATATGATTCTTGAAAAAATAATTGCAACTGTTGTGTTAGTCATTAAAATTGTATGTTTAGCTGCAGGCGCATGGATTAATCCACCAAATATTGCGCAAATTGTGGAAATAATTATATCATTGGTTATGGGATTAATCTGTATGATTATAGCAAAATTGATTCAATTACTTTTTAGTTTATTAAACTTAGACTGTTTAGCAGACCAAGTTATGGATGTTTTAGACCAAATCCAAGAAGCTATGAACGCATTTTCAAGTACGCTTGGAATGTTAGACCCAAATACAATTACGTTCTTAGGTGACCTTATGAAAAATGGTATGAGTGACTTGAAAAGCATTGTAGAAGAATTGATGCAATCTAAACATGAAGCATGGGAACAGGCAAAACAAGAAATTGCTCAGACATTCTCAAAAGAAAACTTGAAGAAAATACAAGACCAAATGTTGAAAGAAGCTGCAAATGCTGCCCTTAATGAAGCAAATGCCCAGTCAGGCGGAAAAGTAACAGCAATCTTCAATCAAGCTTCATCTGTTATAAATGAAGCACAGAACATTTCGAAAGAAACTGTTGATAAGTTTAATGCAATGCAAGAAGCTTTCACAGTTGCTCAAAATGAGCTTCTTAGAGGTGAAAAAGCTCGAACAACAGACTCTTCAATCAACAAGATTTTATCTGACCCTTCTATTAAGGGACTTTCAGTGGGGTAATAAATGGCAATAGAATACACAAAAAATTATTGGACAAAGAATAAATCTGAAACTTCATGGGAAGTATCATCATTCACAGAGCGTAAAGCCTCAGTTATAAACTATTTTGGTGCACAAAGAAAAATTGCACGAAATGTTGGTGGAGTTGCAAATTATCAAGAAATGCTTGAAGGAAAAAAAGCATTTGCAGACTCACTGATTTCTGAGAAAGAACGTTCAAAAAGTGACTTCGATATTCTTAAAAAGAATAATGGATTAAATGGTGAAAACGTTCAGAATGCTGAAGAATATAATACGATTATGGATGAGGTTGACTTACAGTCACAAGTTGAGTATCTTCAATTGTATTACGACTCATACATGATGAATAGCAATTCTGACGCACAATGGCGTTTAGGAAGTTTGCTTGGAGACATTCGAACTAACGGATTATCTGATGAAAGATTTGGTGAAATTGTGAATAAGTCTGTTAGTACTCGTTCAAATATGACGTACATGTATGATTGGAAATTTTTGAACGAGCAAGGAGCTAAAGAACGCACACAAAGATTTTATTCTTCACTTGGGTTTCCTCCATATAAGTTTGGACCAAACATTAAACTTGGAGCTAAAACAAACAGAATGCAGACTGTTTTGCTCAATAATCAAAATCCAACATTTGACCAAGATGAATTTAATGTTATAAGAGAAGACTTAACAATTCGTGACATTGGCATGAAAACATTGTCAGATTGGATAAATTATCTTCAGTGGACAGCTGAGGGTGCCACAGGAATTGTTTCAACATATATGACTGAGTGGGACTTATCAATTTATATTCAAGAAGGATTGATGCTTCCAAAAATAAATGGTGGACCAATGGATATTTATCTTAATTATCGGATTCGTCAAGATAATCCACTCTCAAATTCAGAAACACAAGACTATGTTGATGATAGAGCTTTATCATTTAATGTTTGTGGTTCTGCTGTTTCAAAATTATTTTTTGATTGTACTAAAAACTGGCGTCCATCTGACTACCCACTTTCAGCATGGTGGATGCCATACTTAAAAGATAGAGACTGGTCTTTAGCTGGAATAAATTTGAAAGGCCCAGGCGTTGCAATTCCATATATGTCGTTCTATGATGACCTTGTAGTAAACTATGACTATGGAAACCAAAAAGACTTAAGAGATATTTTCAAGCATCAAGACTACATCGGAATTATGGCTCGTGCAGCAAATACTATGGAAAATCCATATTGGAGTGTGTTCTATTCTTCTGAAAGTGATGGCACAACAAATATGGATATTAAGATGAAAAACCTCTTAAACCAAGTTGCTGGAGCTGACTATGGAAAAGCAGCAGGAAAAGACTTAAATTATTTGAAAACTATTGCACGAAAAGAGTGCATTATGAATGGTGGTTATTATGGCGGACCTGTAACTGTAGACCAAAATGGTGGAATGTTTGGTAGAACAATGGTTGAAAATACAATGAATCTTGAAGGTGAAGACACATCTAATAAGACAGAGCAATCATTGGATGCTCAAAGTGGTGCATCAGGAGCTGAAAACTCAGAGTCATATTCTGCTCAAACAACTGAGTCACCTGCAAAAAATTCTATAAACTCTAACAAAAAAGATGCTTCACAGATGTCTAAACTTGTCGGAATAAATAGACTTTCACCTGCTATTTATGGTGGTCCGCACGGTTCTGACTATTCACCATATAATCTACGTGACTACTTTAAGAAAGACTCATTAGTTACACACCAAGTTCCAAAAATTGGTTTTTCTAATTTGTCTACAGATAATGAAGTTTCAAAAGATATTTCATCTGACATTGAGGAAGGAAAATATAAATTCTCACCAACAAAAGCATTATCTTATTTGAAAGAAGGCGCATACTCATATACAAAGAGACTTGTGTATTGTAAAGAATATATTGAAAAAACATTTGAAGGAATTGTCCATTTTAATATTGCAACACTTCAATTTGAAGCATATCTTCCAGATAATTATAATGGAGCAAAAATTCTCTATAATAGAGAAAAAATCACATATAAGACAAAGGTTTATGATACACGACAATTAGCATCTACGTTAGAAGGACTTGAATGGTGGACATTTTCAATTATTTCTAAATTCTCAGATTTTGGTTCTGAAATTTACATCAAAGTGCCTGTATGTAAAGGAAAATATGAAGGATTTATTGAAAAAACCGTAAAGCTCTATGATATGCAAGATTATCCAGACTTAAGATGGAAAATTACAGCACATAAGTTTTTAGGTTGGACTACAACTACAGGAAAAAAAGAAGTTTTATTCAAAACAGTAAAAAGTTTTAATACCGGAGCATTGCCAGAACAAGCAATTGACATTGAACAAAAAACTGGTTTTGTATTATCTTGTAATTCAGCATATGATGAAGAGATGATTAAATTGCAGCTTGTGCAATATAATAGAGGATTGACAAACTCACCAAAATATTTGTATTTCTGTGGTTGTGACAATATAAACTCACGCTATACAGATGGGCCTTCATATATTTTCAAAGCTCCAGTATATTTATTGTATTATGAAAATACTATTGAATACTATAAAAAGTTTTTATTCTGGACTGTACATGCAGGAACGTCTCGTACATATATACCATATTTATATGTAGACTTGGCAAATACAACTGAGTATTATGACTTAACAGTAAAAAATGATAAAATTATTAGAGGTTCTGCTGAAAATATTCCAATGCATTTAGCTGATGTTTATGCTACAAATGGACTCACATATAATCCTATGCAAAAAATGAAGCTTGGAGTGAAACACACAATTACATCATTCAAAGCAAAAAAGACTGCGTCTGGTTTAATAAACATGATTTTTGGAAAAGCAGGAAATGGAGTAAATAATGGCTTTGGAGACATTGTATGGACTACAACATCTGATGTTGGTATTGAAGGAATAGGTATTCTTTCTGGTTGGCAAGGAATTGACGTAAATTGTGAAAATATCTCAACAATCTTTGGAAATTATGATGTCAAAAACATCATTAATAGAAAAGAAGGTGATATTGATAATATTCCAGTAAGTCAATTACCGATGTCAACTATACAAAGAGCAAATCCAATATCATTTAGAGCTGACTTCTCTCCAAATATCACATATATGTCATATCTTGGATTTGACTTTCTTCAGGCATTTACGAAGAAAACAATGGATAATGCGCTTAAACGTGCAATCAATAATATTTGTACATCAATTTATTTCAATCTTTATGATAGTAAAGACCTTATGAAAATTGATATAAATGAGCCAATTAAAAATTTTGTCTCATATTGTCAGAGCGAGCTTGGTTATCTCAAAATGGCAAAAGATGTTTTTAACACTTTAAACTTTGAGTTAATACGAAAACTGCTTTTGAATAATGTTGACGCTTGTGTATTGAAAGCATCTGGTCTTAAGAAGATTGATGAAAACAATTTTGTAAAAGTAAAAGCTGATAAAAAACATGTTTTATATAATTATTGGATTGACGTTGCAATTCAGCTCTTTTATGATAAGTCTAAACATAATACAAAAAGAGAAAAGATAAATGACAGATTTAATTATTTGATGTCAGTTCTTACTGACACAATAAATACTGTGACAAAAATTTTGGAAAAAGAAACTCTTGATTGGACATATAATGATTGGAAAATTATTATGGGCCAAATTTATATTCAAGAGCAAAATATAGTTAAAAACGAAATTGATGAGTTCTTCTTCGCATATTTGAATATTCTTTATTGTTATCGTTTGTATTTTATTGGAAAACGTTTTAACAAAGAAAATGGAACTATGTGGGTAATGCGTCAGCTTGAGTCAACAATTGACTTAGTACACACAAATGAAGAGCCTGCTAAGTCTCCAAAAGAACTGAATGATGAAGATAAGGATATTTATAATGTCGTATTCTATGAAGTTCAAAATACTCTTGACTTAAAACGTGAAGTCATCATTGATGAAAGTCATCCTCCATTAACAGTTGATAAAGTTTATCGTATTTATGTAAAAGTTGAATACGGAACAGAAAATGATTGGAATAAATGGATTGCATATCGTGATGATGTAAATAATAACCCAAAAGCACGAGAAGTTATTCGTATGAATGTTGATGGCGATGTTAGATACGTTTTCAAACCAACAGATGGACTTTATCAATTTAAATCTAAAGAATGGAATGACAACGTAAAGAACGAAGAATGGAATTACAACCATAAAGACAAACCTGCGAAAGAGGTAAAAGAATACATCAATTGTGTTTTCCCAATTGAGTGGAAACCTGTAAAAGGAAAGACACCAATTCGTTGGAATGTTCTCGGTTCAGTAAATGTTGATAATCTTCTTGAATATTCGCATGAGTCTATATCTGCGCAAGATTTGGTGTGTTTGACAGAAGAAGGCGCAGACTTCTGGACAATTACAATTCCAGCAAATATGTGGCCTGAAAAAGAATTGTATAAAACAAAATTGTATATTAAACTAATGACAGACCAAATTGACATTTACAATGATATTTATACAGTTGTTGCAGGACCATTCGCTAATTCTATTTCACCAATTAGAACATACGATGGCAATCTCCTTGAAAGGTTGAAAGACGAAATTTCATTCTTAAAATAGTGACTAATTTTTATAGTATGGAAAAATTTCAGCCTAACACAAGATTTTATTCTAAAAATTATAATAGCTTCTCATCAAAAGATGAGTTTGACTCAGCAAAGCGTGTACAAATAACTAATGAAATGCCGCCAATGGACATGTTTGACTTTACGCACTCAATGCTTAAAAATGACTTATGGAAATGGTTTTTAGGCTATTCATTGGTTATGAATGACCTTACTTATAATGAAGATACAGATGGTGTTGAGACTATTGATAAAGAAGGAAATCTCGGAAATTTAACAATTGCAAAATATGTAAATGGTGTTAGAGCAAATGACTATGGTCCTATTCCTGAGAAAAAATGGAATCCAAATTATAAAAAAGACTATCGAGAATTTCTTGAATATGTAAAAGACGACCCTTCATTAGAAGACAGATATACAGAAGATGACTTTAAATATAATATAGACTATTCAAAAAAGGCACGTCGTATTGAAATAAATGGTGTGCTTTTACCAGAAGTTGACTTAATGCTACATGAAGCGTATCGTTACTTGTCTGTTTTATATCCAGACCACCCAGACTTTACAAAGCTTTTAACAACAAACGAGTTTGAAGACGAAATTGCACAAGCAGCATCTATTATTGACTATGTTCCTGACCAAGTCTTTTTCAATTGGCTTGCATTACGTTTAGACTATTCAAATACAGATGATGAATTTATTGATGATGCAAAAATTGAAGAGGCTGCAAAATTAAAAATACGCAATTTGCTTAATCATTCAATGAGACGTAAATTTTTTGGTTCAAAGACTGGATATAAAATGATGGGAAGTGACGTTTTCCAGCATGTTACAGTTTTTCCAGCAGCACAAATTGTACCTTATAAAGACTTTGAAGACACACGTACTGAAGAAGAAAAAGAAAACCCATATTCATTAAACTTCAAGTGGCTTCGTGCATTTGAAGAGATGCCTGACAATTTTAAGACTGCTGAAAGAACAGTAAATAAAAGTCATGTTTTGTATAAAAAGAAAGTACGCTTATTTGATTGGACAAATGAAACTTATAATTTTCCAGAACGTTGGGTTGAGCCTGCAAAATTTTATGGAACAGCCTGGCCAACACCATATTCACAATTTGTTTTGTATGAATATCCATTGCAAAAAGTACTTGATGAAAAAGATTTCGATGAATTAAAAGACGGACTATCAACAACACGAACAATCAAAAATGATTTTAAAGTTGGACAGAGAATAAAAATTGGTGGACAAGACAATAACTGGACAGACTACCAAGTTGGACATATTGCCTCTATTCGTGAAGACGCAACATATTCTGTTGAGCTCAATTTGTATAGTGAAAATAATGGTGAAACAATTGTTCATGAAAATCCAAATACATTAACAGTAGTAGATGTCGACGTGCCAGTAAATCCATTTTATATGAATTTTGAGGTATGGCCATCTAATAAAGAGCTTTTATCTAAAATTGCAGAATATGAAAGAGCAATCCATTATTGTAAAAAAGAAGGCCTCATAAATAAATATGAAGATAGAATTAAAAAGTCATTATTCTCTAAGAAAACGCGTTTTAATGAATATATAAAATTTTGTAATGTTAACTCATTTAAAGACTCTACAGAAGAACTTCATAATATTGTGTATGACCCAGCTGTTCAAAAATTATTTAATAAAGAGGAAGTTGAGTGTAGACAAATGAATATTGGTAAGTTTACACCAGATCCTCATCAAGATGGCTGTATGTATATGTCACCTGAGCAATTTATGACAACATTTGAAGATGAGCTTAATATTAAACTAAATACTTCTCCTTGGAATGACTATACAGAAGAAACATTCTATGATGAAAACGACACACCAACTGAGTGGCCAGTTTCTGAAATTGAATATGGTATAACAAACATAGCGCCAGACGGTTTTGTGCAAAAAGGTGACATTTTGAAGTATCAAGATGATGAAAAATTATTTGAAAGCCAAGTTCTTGGTATTTCAAATGCATATATTCAATTTAAAATAGACGAAAGTACTTCTTCATTAGAAGACTTAAAGGTAAAAATACAAGAAGCAAAAGAAGCTGAAACTTCAAGATATGGTCTTGTAATGAAATTATCTGAGAATAATGTTGAAGGTGCTAATAGAAAAGTTGTATTATATGGAAATCCAGTTTATGGTGAGCCAATTGAAATTGATGCACGTAGACATTATGCGCCATCTTCAATCTACTTTAATATTAAAGCAATACCTCGTATAAAGTCTCATATGGCAATGAGAGCAATTTATAAGAGTGATAATGCTGAAAAAGACTTTAGCTCAATTTGTTCTAAAAAATTTGCGTGTCTATTTATGCTTATTGGTGAAGGTGATGGTAAGTCAAAATATTCAATTATAGCAAAAGACATTATAAAATTTAGCGAAACTTATGATAAATTAAAAGTGGCATTTGATGAACTTATCAAAGCAGCAGAAGAAGACAAACTCTTATACAATGATAAACATTGGAAAAATCTCGATGAAAAGGCAAAAGAATATATTTCTCTTTTTGAAGAGAATAGACCAATCTTGTATAAAAAATTAAGCTTTATATATGTTGATTGGCTTAAAAATAATAATAAGCTTTTGTCAAGCAGACCATCTTTAGATGAAATAAAAAGAACAATAAATGGTTTGTATAGCACATTTGAAGAATATTATAAAGAATACTATTCATGGCAGGTCGAAGAAGCTGCAATCGACATTTCGCGTGACTATTACATAGAAGAATTAACAAAAGACTATGGCGCAATGTCTGATAAAAAATTAGCTGTAGCTGGTATTATAGAATGTGATAAAAAACTTTTTGAAGAAATGCTTCCAAATAGAGCATTTTTGATTTCACCATTACCAAAAGACATTTTTATGGAGCAGCTTCCAACTGAAGATTCTTCTTATACATTATTGACTGGACAGGATAAATTTGTTTCAATTATAGAATTTGAGAAAAATAAATATGATGATATGATAGACCAAAAATTACAGCCAATTTTTGGTAAAAGTGGTTTACTACAGAATTGTATGAATTATTCATGTGATGCTTGGAATTTTGGTGCTTTAAATACTGTAACGGTTGTTGAAACACATTTTAATTCTGACAGATATGAGTATGAATCTGCTGACGTTATTGATAATAAAAATAAAGTTGACTTCTTAGATGACTACTATCATTCAAGTTTAAACTATCTTGAAAAATATAATGAGCTCTTTCCTGAGAATATGCAGCTCCATCTTGATAATGAAGGTGTGCATTTTACACAAGAAGAATACGATGCTCTCGAAGACGAACATTATAAAGAAGAACATCTGCATTTGAATGAAGAAGACGGACAATACTATTCTGAAAAAACTGTTATCACACACTTGCCATATATGCATATCAATGATGGAATTCAAAATGTATTTGATAATGATGATAATTCTCATAAGTTTGCATATGGTGACCCAAACATGATGGAAATATTCTTGGAAGATAATTAACGCTTTGGATGTTTTGACTAATTTTTTATGATTAAGAAGAATAACATCCAAGGCGAAGTCCAAACATTTAATAATTTTGAAATTTATGCATGTCTAACAGAAGATTCTAATGTAATACGTTTTGAAGACGAGACTTCGATTGAGAGAATGGCATACATGTCAACAGGTGACCAAATTATTGGAAAAGCCATTCCTGATGATGTTTTTATTGAAACAATTGATGAAACAAACCATTTTATTACAGTTACTCAAAAAATGGATATTACTGTAGATGAGACTATTAAAGTTTTGTGTAAAGTCCAATTTTATCCAAAAGATAATAAAAAAGACTTTTATAAATATCGTATTGAAGATGCAAAAAATAAACAAGCTCGCCATGAAAATGTATTCGAAAACTTTGTAAATAATGGTAAGACTGATGAGGTGTCTGAATTTAGATTTTTGCCTGCGCTTGACATTTCAAATTATAGAGATAATTTACTCACAAATATCCAAAATCAAAAAAGTCCTCGTAAAAAGTTTAATGAGATGTGCAAATATCTCTATAAGAAGTCTAATATTAAGATTGCGCAGCCTTCAACATTAAACTGTGAAGGTGACCTTCTCATGGATGTTAATGCTTATACAGTATTTAATGAAAATGGCGAAAAATACATCATGAGCCAAAAAATACTTGACTATTTTGGTGAGTATCTTGATGAAATGTCACGTGCTTCAGATAACACGCTTGTTGGTGTTTCAATCAATGGTTTTACATTCTCTGGAAATAGAAAAAATAACGATAAAAATATCGAGTCTGTATTTAGAACAACTGGACAATGGGGCTCAGCAATTCCATATTATATTAAAATCGGAACAGGAAAATTAGATGACTCACTTTTTAATGTAACTGAAGAAGAAAGCTCAGAAGAAAGCATGAAAACTTTCTACAATGATAAAAGCGAAAGTTATTATGATGACCAATACTATTCATCTAAAAAAGACTCTGTGATTAACGAAGAAAATGTAATTACAGACATTGATAAACCTTTATTTAAGTCTCAGCTTAGTGAATATGAAGTTTTAAATGATGTTAAGTTTAAGTCCTCACAGAAAGACTATACAGCTTTACAATTTGCTGTAATGAGAAGAGCATTTGAAAATTTTCATACACATGCTGATAATATATCTGTGTTAAATAAAGATAGAAAACTTGACATTTTTAGTTTTAATTCTGATGCTATTCTCTCAAAAGTTTGTAAATATCTTGGAATTTTACCATCTGAAGACTTAGAAACTCTACAAAAACCTACAAATACAGAATTCTTGTATTATTATGCATATGAAGATGGTTTAGCTTATGCTTTTTATGATGGCAATGAATGGGTAAAAAGAACATGTAAATTTTTTACAGATGATACGCCAATTAAAATTAGACAATCTAAGAATAATAGCTATTTATATGCGCAGTTCAGAAAAGACATGACTTGTAGTATCTTACTTGGTGATGAGACATACAACGTTAAATATTTTAAAAACAATGAATACTATAGTTATGTAGATGCTGAAGACTCAAATTTAAAAATAAGACTCAATCTTGGCGTGACAGACATTACAAAAGGAAGCTTTAACTCATTAGTAGTTCTTAAAGAGAACTTAAAAGCATCAGGATATGAATATTCAGATGATGGATGTTCTGTTGACTATTCTAAACCAGTTGATGAGATTTCTCTTGTTGAAGACTATATCTACTGTGATGAAAATAATGAAGTTTTATACACATATAACGATGATAAAAAATTGATGATTTCACAAGAAAATAACAGATATTTCAAAAATATCATCAATAATATCGTTGAGTTTGAAACAATTTCGTCATTTACAAAAGATGGAACTGTAGATAATTATTATCTTAAAGGTGTAAATGGCTTTAAGTTTGATATTGAAAAAATGTCATTGAAGGACAGAATTTTATCATTGGAACATATTAAAATTAGAAATGAATATCATTCTGAAAATGAGCCAGTATTATTCTCTAATTTTATCCATTATAAGCCATACTTAAGAGGCTTTATTTATGATGGCGATACACTTGATTTGAGCTCTGATGATAATTTTAATATTATCTTTAATTTTGGTTATAAGTTTAAGATGAATCCAAACTCTTATAGCCAAAAAGCAAAAGCTCTTAATGAACTTAAAAAAGTTAGACCATATAACAAAGAGAATGACTTATACTATGATGGAGAACTCGTTTATGGTGAGTCTGAATTTAATGGCTCAACGACTTTGAGTCCAATCTATGTCGAGTCTTCATTTACAGATGAGCAAAACATTATTGAAGGATTTGAATACTACAAAAATCTTTTGATTATGGAAGGAAAGGTTGACTTAAAAGACCCAACAACAATTATGTTCGAAAGCAAAAAGTCACTTGATGCTTTGCAGAATATCGACAACGGTGATGAAGTTTTGCAAACAGTTTTTCTTGACAGTCCTTCTTATAAAAATTATACTTATTTTGAAGATAGCACTATAAAAGACATTAAGTTCTTAGACCATAAAGACAGGGTTTTTATGGTTGGCACTAAGAACTCTATTTTCTTCTTTAATTGTGCCAATATTGACAGTTTGTCTGTTTCAAAAGATAAAGCAGCTGTTATCAAACTTGATGATGAGCTTACATCAATCGTTTATGAGAAAGAAACAAAAAAATGGATTTATACTCTTGAAAATGAAGGAAAATATGCAGGATGTAGAAGTGTAAAAGTTTCTTATTCTGAAGGAACTACACCTTATGTGGAAGAGCCTATTGAAGAAACAAACAACTATGACGGCATAGACTTTAATGAATATCAATTCGTAAAACCTTTGATTTCTGATGATGAAGACGTTATCAATTTAACAGAGACAGACCAACTATTATTTGGTGAGAATGAAGCCATTCTTGCGCGTGATTTTGCTTTTAGAAAAATTGATGAAAATTGTTATATCCAAAATGTTGCAAATGTCAAAGACTCAGATTTTATATTCAATAGTAAAACAACTACAAAACAAATCGGTGACATAATGGAAGATGACTTTGTTGAAATTGAATTTGATGCTATGCCTACAAGCAAAGAGTCATTATTCCTTGGTGGAAGTGATGTTGTTGGTACATATATTTATGACCAACTTGTTGGAAAATGGAGATACTCATCAATCAGTGTTTATAATTCTCTTGTAAAAAACATTACAAAAGACACACACGTTCATCTTATCTTGGTTGATGAGGATATTATTCCATCATTGTATTTACAAGAAAATGGAAAAGCAATTACAAAAGATATTATATCGATTTTTGATAATACAAATGGAAAAGACTCAGAATCAAAAAACCTTGCTCAATTCTTGTGGTTACTTCCAAGACCAGACTTGAATAAAAATGAAAATTATGTTGTATGTGTTCGTTCTGGACCATATGTAAATATGTCAACGTCTTATAGAACAAGTCTTACATTAAAAAATGTTTCTGTTAAAAGCTTAAAAGTTATTAAAGAAGGAAAGCTCTATACACAAAATGCTGATGAAAAGCCTGAGCCTCTTTATAAAAATGGTTTTTATACTGTATATAGAGAAAAACCAATGAAAATGGCTTACAATTATGAAGGATATATTGCTGTTCTTAATGGCGATGCTTTGTTCATAAAGTCTCCAACAATGAAATGGAAAAAAGATGAGCACGGAAACTATGGCTACACAAATGAGTCAACAGACTTTTTCTGGAAAAGAGCCAGAATTCCTTCACAAAAAGACTTATCATATATGCTTTTCAATAATATGTCAATCAAAGAGGCATATCAACTTGTTTGTGACCAAAAACAAATTTTTGAAGACTTCTTGGAAAAAACACAGAATAAAGACGAAACACAAAAAACATTATATGCATGGTTGAAAGGCAACAGCGTTATTACACCAGACCAAGCATTATACAATATTGAAGAAAAGTATGAGAATAAGCTTGTAGTCAATGGAATTAAGTTCTTAATGTCTGAAAAAGGACTTTATGCAAATATTGATAGTAACGCAAAAGAAGAGTACGTAATTCCACAGAATATATCAATTCAAGGTGGTGTAACAACACATGCCTATATTCGTGAGCAAACTTATTTCAATTATCTTAGAGACTATTATGAAATTATTCTTGGTTGCAATAGACTTTCAGATATAATTGAGAATGGAGTTAAATCTTTTGAATTAACGCAGACAGACCTTGTGATTGTTACAAAGTCTAATGATGTGTTATCACTTCCATTGCAGTATACATATTCAAGAGATGATATTGAAAATTATAATAATTGGAATGTAAAATCTCTTGCTCCTGAAATGGAGTTTCCATCATATAAGAAAGTTGATGATACAATTTTCTCACGTTATGGATATTCAAAAGACAATGAAAATGTTGTGTCAGACTACTATAACCAAATGGCAAATGTAACTGACAAAATGTATGAGATTACGAGCGTATATGTTGATAAAAATGTCCAGATTTGTGGTGGATATTTTGCATATTCTCAGGAAGCATTGAACTTTTATTCTAAAATGCTTGACTCTGAAGAATATAGTATTTTTAATGACCATGAGGCAACGACTTACAGACGTCCATTTATCTCATATTCTACAGACTCTGGAAAAACATTTACAAGAATTGACATGCAATCTTATGACCAATTCGCATTTACAGCTGAAGACTCAGTTATTAGCTCAATTTATAGAATTGGAAATAAAATTAGAATGACTGTAACTGGAAGCTCTGGCGATGTTTATGCAAATGACTTCGTTATTACTGTAAATGGTGATAATTATGAATTGACAAATACATTGAAATTTGAAAAATTCGCAACAAAGTCTAACGGCGGCAATGGAAATTATGAAAACACAAATGAATTGAGAATACCAGACTCATTTGTAAATTCTGGAAGCATTAACAATTCAACACAATTTGTAAATTGCTCAGATGTCTTCTTCTTAGCTGTTGCTCCGGCCTCAGCGATAGTCGGAAAAGTTATTTCAAAAGATGCATCTTCTATTGTTGTTAGTCCTAATGAAAAAGATAAAGTTGTTGCTTCAACTGAGAATGAAGAAGTTCGTGTGCTTATTGCAGTTTATACAGCAAAGTCTATTAAAGAGCCATGGTTAATGCTTGATTTTAAAGAAGAATATTTTACAGACCACAACTCATTAAAAGTTGACTTTATTAAACTTGAAGAGTCAAGCAATAACGCAAACCTTTTGTATTCAAAAAATGAAACATTACCATCAGGAGAATATGACACATTCTGTGTGTTGCCATTCTTGAATGATACAAATAAAACTATTTATAGCTACAATGAGGAAACTGGAAAGCCTGAAATATTAGTAAATTCATCAGGTGATAGTATTTATTTGTTTGATAAAAATACATCAATGTTTATGCTTTGTAGAAATCCACTTAATATTGAGCAGAATGCATTCTCGATGTATTCTATGATAAAAGATAAAATAACAAGTTTATCATTAGTTGAAGCTTATGCTTTGAATGAAGACTACACATTTGAAGGAAATGACTATAATATGAATGCATTCTTTAATAGTCATCAGCCTTCATTGAAGAATGTTGTGTTTACAGATAGCGACCCATCATTTAGAGCATTAGTTGTTGCTAAAAATGATGAGTTCTCTGCATTGTTTAATTCATTCAAAAAGGCAACAACAAATGTTGATGCCAATTTGATGTATAAATGGCCTTGGACAGATGAAGAATTTATAAATTTGACACAAAATAAATTAGACATAGAAATAAATAATGGCGCTCCAGGCTTTTATTCAAAATTAAAAGAACTTTATAATGATGGAATTACAATTACAAAAGAATGGATTGAAAAAACATTCAAGCCAGTAGATGTTACTTTGTCAAATGGAAGCCATTTTAGAGCAATAAAAGAAATTGCGACAAACACTATTCTGACAGAAGAACTTATTTCTGACATTACTCTTTCTATGACATATGAAACATTCTATGACAGCTTGAAATATTATAATCAGAATTTCTTGATAGAAGACAATGACTATGTTGGTACTCTTTGTGACTATGAAGATAATTCAATCAGTTCGATTTATATTGGCGAGAAAGGCTATGGCTCAACAATAGATATTGAAAAATGGGATGAAATTCAGCCTCATGAGAATGACCCAGAATCATTTAATAGTTTCTTGTTAAAAAATAAATTGAATAAATTTATCCATATTTGTGATAAATTCGGAACTGACTTGGTTCTTAAGAATGGCCGTTTTGAGATGTCAAACGAGATTGGAACAATCAACTATAATGACCTCTTCACAGAAAAGAAAATTGTAAAAATTATTTCTCAAGACTTTAACGAAGTTCTCAGCTATAAGAATATTTACAAAGTTCAAGACTCAGATATAAGTGTATTCTCTCCACAGAAAATTGTATCATTAAAAGGAACAAAAGCAAAAAATGCAATGTCTATTTTCAGAGTGTACTATTCTGATGTTGACGTTTCTTTGAATGAAAGAATCTCAGTTGAGCTTGAAACAAAACTATATTTTGACAAAAAGCTTACAAAAAGAGCTGAGCTAAATGTTTTCTATGAAGATGGAATAATTTATTTTGAAAAGAATAATAAAGACATCTACACAAATGGAAATATCCTCAAATTTATTGTAAAGGATAGCATTAATGGAAAAACTTGTATAAAAACATTTGAACTTACAAATAGCTCAATTGCAAAAGTAAGCTCATTGGACACTGGAGTTTTTGCAATTGACGAAAATTTACAAGAATATAAAATTTCAGCTGATGTTGACATTTCATCATGTGAGGCATATGATGCCAATATTATTATTTCAAACATTGAAAATAAATTGATTACATTGAATGTTGTTGGAAAAATTGAGAATAGCACAATTAAAGTTTATGTTGATAAGAAAAATGGAAAGAACTCAGACTATGCAGACTCTTATGAGTTTGGTTTGGATATTCATAATCTCAATCCTAAATTGTATCTTTCGACAAATAAACTTTCAAAAACAAGAAGTGAGACAATTGTGGCAAAAGTATTCTCAAATGAATTAGACATTTCAGATAAGTTTAATTTCACTGTTCTCACAACAGATAAAGAAAATGTTTATAAAATGGTTGCAGATTACAAAAATATAAAACTTGAAGAAGAATTTGAAACATTTGAAAGTTTAGTTTCAGAAAATATTCTCAAAGTTGATGATGATACATTTGTATTCACACAGCTTATTCCTTCAGTAAATTATACTGTTTCTACTCCATGCGTTATTGATGGATTAAAAGGCAGATATATTTTAAGCCAACCAAAATATAAAAATTACAATGATGTTATAAAAACACTTGAAAGAAAAGTTTTCTTTAATGATGAGAAACTTGCTTTTGACGTATCAACTGGAAATGAAGTCATATTGAAGAATATTGGAACTGATAAAATACAAATTGATACAGACTTCTCATCAAAAGGACAATATTTCGTATTGAAGTCACTTCCTGTTAATACATATTATCCAGATGTTGAAACATTAAACAATGAAGAATACTATACTGAAGTTTCTTTAAGTGATATTGGACTTTATGGGTATGATAGAGTTTGGATAAATGAAAATGTTTTCATGAAGCCTGCTTTTACGTATGATAATAAAAATTATAATGGAAGCAGCATGTCTCAATATAGTATTGACAAATGGGTAAATAAAGATGGATTTAAAGTATGGTTATGTGATGAGTTTGGAAGATTTGTAAAGCCAATCAGCATCAATGACAAAGTAACATACGAAATTATCGGAACCGAGAATGGTAATTGTTCTTCAGAAATTTATCAGTCACATGAAACAAGAATAAATCCTTGTGAGCTTTTATACAAAACATCTTATGACATGTATAAAAATAAATTTTATGAGAAAGGATTGAAAACAAATCCATTCTTGAAAAAGTTTAAGATTTTGTCGAAAAAAGCTGATGGAAATGTTACATACAACATTTATGGATTTACAGACACCATTAAAAGAAACAAAATTTCAGAAAATATTTGTAATAATTGTTATGTTCTCAATCTCGATGAGCTTGACTATGAAAGCTCAGATATTGTAATGCAAATTTTACATAGTTTCAAAGATAACAGTGAAGATGAATTTGAATACTTCTATGGAATAAAACACAACAACTGCTATTACATAAAAAATGAAAATGCAGTTGATGGCGCGTCTGTTGACATCTATTCAAATTTTATCATAGACTCAACTGAAGACGTTGAAAATAAGGATAAGTCAACTGTTGAAGAAATTACTGAGCTTGGAATTTTCTCAAAAGATAATGTTCTTCTTGCATATATGACACATCCAAAATGTCAGTATGACACTAAGAAAAACTACATTGCCTACAACCTTCTCATCGAAAACTAATTAGATATAATGCAAGTTGAATTAGATGAGAATGGAGAAAAATTTAAGAAGTCTCTTGATATTATGAAACAGTTTGTGAGTCAAACTGATAAAAATATCGCTTTTGTGCCAGACCCAACAGGAGCTGCTCAAATTCTTGCTGGTGCAAAAGTGATTGCGGCTTCTAAACAAGCGTCAGACTTAAAAAAGACTGTGAAAAATATTAAAGAATTATCTGACGAATATTCATCTACAAAAAAAGAATTAAAAGACTTGTTTGATAAAGACTATGATTTTTTTACATTAAAAGGCGATAATTCATCATATGCAGACGCTATGAAAAAGACATTTGAAGAAGGTCTTGTAAAAGTCAATGGGAATTGGATTTCTATGAAAAAATGGTGGACTGATGGATGGGATGACTACTTCGACAGTGTAAAAGATGGCGTATCAAAAATTTTAGATGAATTAAATCCATTCAAGGACTTGTCTACTGCTGAGTGGACTCTTACTGTAAAAGCATATAAGAATATAATTGCAGAAAAGCACAAGAAGTCTAATGACAAATTAAAGAAAATTAAAAAAACTTATTTTAAAGGTTTTTCTCTTAAAGAAGATTTCAACATTTCTGAAGCATTTGGCGAAAAATACGCGTCTAATTTCTTTTATGCGTCTGATGCTGCAAAATATAAGTCATTGAGACAAAGTAGCCTCGATAAGTTATTTTCACATATTAAAACAAAGAAGCTTTCTACAATTATACAAAAGAAAGCTCCTCCAACAACAACACAAATAGATAAAACAATAAAAAATACAAATGCAGAAATAAAAAATAAAATTATCCATGAGTTTGAAACATACAAAAATGATAGAAAAACTCGAACGCAAACAGGAACAGAATTTGAAAAAATTTTAGCATCAGGTGCAGATTTTATTCCAAACCATTATGATGCTGCTTTCTATTGGAATGACTCTACAGAAGCTCTTAATAAGTTTGTAAGAATTAAAAATGTTGAAACTTCACGAGATATTAAATTTTTAAGTCCTTCAGGATTCGCTGTCCGTATGACTGGAATTACAATACCACAATTGAAAAATAAAGCATTCGATGTGAATGGTGTTTCACATGGAATAAAGAAACTAAGCTCATCACATGAGATTACTAAGAAAACATCTTTTAATTTTAGACTTGATACTGATGTTGCATGGCTTAAATTATTTGGACAGCTCATTGGAGAAAATAATTTCTATGAAGGAACAATCAATGACAAAGAAAAATTTGTGACTGTATTTGCAAATAGTTTCTCTTCTGGTTCTCTAAATGATAGACATCTATGTTTAGCAATTAAACTTGGAAATTTACGTGAGCTTGAAAAATATTATAGGGTAATTGTGTTTGAAGATGTTAAAATAACTGGAACAGATAACTTAAAGTTCTCTTCAGAAGGCGGAATTGCCGAAATGGGGATTGAATTTATCTATAGGAGCTCTAAAATCTATAGAGTTGGACAAGAAGACCGTAGTCTTGGAATGTTAAAAGATGGCGGTTATTTAGATACACATAAGGCTTTGTATGAAATATGGACATGAAAGAAATTATTGAAAACATGGTTGTAGTAAAACCATTAAAGTCTCATTTCTCTATTGAAAAAGAGCTAAAGTTTATGCAAGACTCACTTGATAAAGCAGTTATGCTTCAAAAGATTTTGACTTCAAAAAATAATCCATCTTTTGAAATTAAAACTTTAGAAAAACCGAAAAATGCAGATGCCTCGAAAATATTAAAAGACTTGAAAAGAAAGAATAAAATAGCTGGACTAAACTCGATTGGAAATTCACTTCAAAGAAATAATCTTATAAAAAAGATTGCTTATGAAACTAAATACTTGCCAGTTTCTGGCGCATTTGGTGCTTTATCAGATGACTTTGAAGAACTTATTAACTCAACAACATATTTGCCAGTTTCTGGTGCATTTGGAGCATTTACTGATAATGTTGAAGACATGGTTAAATGGATTGAAGATTTTCGGTCTAAAAGAGAAAATAATGTAATTCGTAAATTAAGTAAAGTTTTATTTGGTGAAAACGTCGATATAGGATTTGGAACACAAAAAAATGATGGCAGCGGAGTTTATAGTAAACATGTTTCTGTTGATGAGCCATTAAAAAGGTCTAAAACCCCACAGATACAGTCTATTCTTGAAGCAGGAGCTGACTTTCTAAAAAACTTTTTTGAAGTTTCATTTGTATTTAGAGATAGAGACACTCCATGGCGTTTTGACACATTAATGCTTACACGCACTGGCTCAATCGAAATTCCACGTTTGAAAGCAAAAACATTTACAGTAAAAACGATAAATGGTTCTGTTGAAAAAATTGCTTCACAACTTCAAGGAACATATGAAACAACACTTGATTTACGTATAGACCAAGATTGTTATATTCTCGATAAGTTTAGTGAAATTGGTGGTATATGGCAATTCAACGAACCAAGAATTTTTCCTGCATCTTCTATTTTTATGAATGACGGCATAAATATAAATAGAAAACATAGACTTGATATTGTTGTAAAAGAAATTTCTGGATTTGAACATAGAAGAATTGGCCTCACTGGTGCAGATAAAAGTGAAGTAAACCAATTTAAAGGAGTATACGCGCATAAATTAGAGAGTAAACATGATATAAACAAGGTGAATACTCCAAATGTTAGATTGAATGAAACAGAGGTTTCTGAATGGGTGCTTGAAGACGTTCGAATAGTTGGAATTTCTGATATAAATTATTCTTTTGACCAAACTTCACCTCCAAATATCCAATTACAGCTTACTATGAAAAGCGTGTTCCATCGAACTGGAACTAATTATATGTTATGATATTAGGCGATAAAAACACTGATGCAGGTGGATGGAATTTTGAACCTTTAGGAAAACAAGAAGAAATAGACAGCTTTTTTAGAAGGTTTGAAAATGAGCAAGAAAATTACATTTTTGACATAGAGCCTCAATCTCAAAATTTATTTTTTATTGCAAACTTTTCAGAAAGTATAAGTGAAAAAGATGATGACTCTATAAAAGAATTATATAATGCCCATATGAGATGCCGCTCGATTGAGTTGCCTCGTTTAACATTTGACTATGAAACAGACGAAATGACAAAAATGCCTGTTTTTAAAAGTGGAAAGTTTAGTTATGAAATTACTATAAATTGGATGGAAGACGTTTACCATTCTATATACCATTACCATGAAAATTGGATGGCTCGCTGGTATAATTACCAATATAATGTTTTACGTTGTGGCCAATCTGGTAAATTCAGAAAATGCCAGTTAGTTGCATATCACTATAAAAAGACTAAAGACATTTTTAATCCTGATGTTGCAGCAGAGCCATTATATATTATTAACATTTATGGTATGGTTCCACGCGAGCTTCCATCGATTAAGCACTCGTATGATGAAGACCAAGGTGACCAAAATTTAACAATACAATATTATTGTTCTAAATTTGAGATTTTATTTAATAGTAAGTTTACATCAAAAGCTGATAAAAATTTCGCAAAAGGAAGTGATGCTGATGAGAAGTCAACTCCTGGTGAAATTTGGGGCCCATCACTAAGCTCCAACCAAGTAAATGACTCTCAGACATACGAAAAACTTAGAATTTCTCGAGCTCTTACTCAGAGATATGGACCAACACAATTGGAGACTGTATAAAATATGATAAATACACTTTTAAAGAAGACTGAGAAACTCTTAGAAGAGCCACAAGGAATAATTAATTTTATTGATATAGACTATAAATTGCTTGAAGACCCAGATGATCCATACACAACTATAACACGTAAAATGGTTGAAAGAAACTTTGAAGCAATTTTAAATCCATTTAGAATGTGGCTTCAATCTAAAAAGACGGACTATATTCGTCAAAAAGATTGGGGTGGACTATTCCAATATCAATTGAATGATAGAGTTAGGCTTCATTCAAATAATGAAGAAACTGTACGTGAGTTGATAGTCTCACAAGCTGAAGAAAAGTTTCCAGAATTGAGTATTATTGATTGTAAGGTTGAAGCAGATGTTCCAAACAGAAATTGGAAAGTTGACATAATAGTTCAAGATAAATATTCAAATGGTATTGGGCAAATAAAAGAAAACATTTCTGCAGGAGATGAATAATGAAATATGATGAATTGAAAAGAACTGAAGCTGGATATTTAGCTTCTAACAGTAAAACTTTTCGTGAATATGGAAAAGTTTTGAAATATTTAAAAGATAGATATGACTCATATTCTCAGAATTGTACTTCAGATGAAATACTTTTTTCAGACATTGCGCATGAATATATTGAAAAACAAAAACATGAAATGATGTTTGTTAGTGATAAAGCTAACTATAAATTACGCATCCGTTATGCGTCACAATTTATAAATAAAGACTTTGTTTCAAGAAGCACTGTTGAAAAACTTCTTAAAAATTATAATGGAAATTATGAATTTGATGAAATAAACGAGTTTTTAAAGTCTCATTATCTATATTCAAAAATTCGCCCAGAAATTATTGAAGCAATTATAGCTGCTCAGCGTGGGCATTAAAATTATTTGCTGTTTTTATAAGCTCATCCTTAATGTCCTCTATTCGCGCTTTTAATACCTTTTGTGAAGGGCAATTTTCTAATAATGAATAAAAAATTTCTAAAAAAGTTATGAAATTATTGTCTGGCATCTTGGACTTCCTCACTATGAGCATCCAAGAACTTTTGGTACTCTGACAATTCAGTAATAAATCTATTCAATTTTGAACAGTTTATTCCATATTTAACATTCGTTCCACCTTCTTCATCATTTATAATTTCTTTAATTTCATCCCAAGACTTGTTTTTCAAAAACTTATAATAATAGCTGATTGATAATTTAACAGTATCTTTAAATTCTTCAATTGAAGGGAACGAAATTGTTGTGCCATTCATAATGTCAATAAGGTCTACGAATGCGTCCAATCCAAAATAGTTGTATAGTTCAACAAGCTTGAGGCTGTTTTTATTCTTCATCGAATTTTTGAGCATCGCAAGCTTGATAATGTCTTTTATTACTTTGACGTTTGGTCTATCCGCTGTTGCTTCATTCATCTTCTTTCTAAAAAGAGACTTTTCTTCATCAAATAATTTTTCCATATTAAGATAGTCACAAATCTTTAAAAGTAACTTACCTGTTTAAATAATCTTTAAAAGGGTAAGCAAAAGTTCCCCTAATGATTTTAAATTATAATATAATTATATAAAAAATTTATTAATCTTTTTGAATAAATACAGAATTTTTCATATATTATAAATGTAAATAACAATAATTCAGAGAGGAAATCATGGCAAAAGCTAAGAGATACAAGACATTGACCCCACCAACACCGGTTCTACCACCTGAATATGTAGCAAAAGGCTACAAACTCAATGGTGAGGTATTGCCAAAACTTGCTGAAGAAATGCTGTACAATTGTGCTCGATATTATGAGCATGAAATCTACTGGGAAAAAATTCTCAAAACTGGAAACTTTATCCAGTGTCTTAAACCTGAACTTACAGAAAACCAGAAAAAACTCAACTTCCCTGCTGACTATGTCAAGCTCTTCAAACAAATGCAGGCTGACCAGGCAATTGAAAAAGAAGAAAAAGCTGCTTACAGAAAAGAACATCGCGCTGAAATCAAGAAAGAAAACGACGAAAAGAAAGCAAAATATGGAAATGCAATCGTTGATGGCGTAGCTATTCCAGTTGCTTTTCAGGTTGAAGCTCCTTCAATGATTATTACACGTGGTGAAGACCCTCGCTTTGGTTGCTGGAAATATCGTGTTCGTGAAGAAGACATCACTTTGAATTGCGTAAACGGAACAGTTCCTGCTGGTTTCAAAGGTAAAGTTGAAAAATCACCAACTTCACAGTGGGTTATGAAATACAAGCAGCAGTGTGGAAGACCTGAAATGAAGACTGCAATGCAGCTTCCGAAAAAGGTTAATCTTGGTGGTGCAATTGCTGAGAAAAACATTGAGAAGAAATTTGACAAGACATTTGAAGTTATCAAAGACTACAAGAATATCGAACAGCACATTCTTGAAGGTATCAAGTCTTCTGACCCAGCTCGAAAACAGGCCGCACTTTGTGCATGGCTGATCGCTGAAACTGGTATTCGCGTTGGAAATGAACGTGACCTTTCAAAATTTGCTGACACCGTTGGCGCATCAACTCTTAAAAAAGAGAATTTCAAGTTTTAAGGAAGAAAATATGGCAAAATATCAAAGAGTATCAAATCTTGACTTTACCAAACAGATTGGCTTGGTTAAAAATTACTGTGCTGGACTTCCATTTTGGAATACAATTTCCGATAAACTCAAAAAGAATTTAATTGTAACAATTCTTGACAGGGTTTTGGTAGACCAGTCTTTTACACTTGAAAAGGTTTCTGGAACTCTTGAAAAATTTTCAAATTTCTCAACAAGAATTATGGAAAACGATGGGCTGCTTGGTATTACTTGTGAACGTAAAATTCCTTGGGGTTCTGAAATTATCTTTATTTTCGGCAGCCTTGACCTTGAGCTTAATTGTGCTGAAGCATTAAAAATATACGATTCTGGAATCGCCTTCAAAAATGTTCTTCCTGAATTTTTGGAAGTAGAAAAACTTTACAAAAAAATTGGTAAAACATTCGCATGGTGGGACGTTACAGGAAGCTACCGAAAAAGATTGGGTCTTCCTTATAAGAGTTTTGATGAGTCTCACGCAGAGTGCTATGATTATGATGGAAATCTTATTGGATATGCTGCCATCAAATGGCACGGAAGAGGTTGGAAATGGCCTTATGTGAGATTTGAAGATACAGACTTCAAAGAACTTGGAACTATTAAGAAGTTTACTTCAAACAGTGACTATATGCTTTCAATTCTGGAGGTAGCATAAAATGAAAAAATTTATTTTAATATTGATTGCATCAATTATTTTTACAAGTTGTAATGCACCTACAGAAGTTAAGGTTGTAGAACTTTCAACGGGTAAAGCAGACATTGGAGCCACTTTTACAGATTTCTTTGATCCTGTTGAACTTGTACATGCTAGTAGAGATGAAATTTCTACAGCAATTGTAATGGATAAAAATACTGGCGTACTTTATGTTCGGAAATTTTCTAGTTCTCAGTGGGGTATGTCGCCTATTTATGATTCAGATGGTTCAGTTTTGACAAAAGAAAAATGGCTTGCAAAATATGCTGCTAAAAAACGAGGAAATGAAGGAGAAAAATAATGCAAAAGTCAGTGGCAACTGTATATATTCCTGAGTCGTGGGCTACGAAAGCTGAGTTCAATAGCAGTATTAATTTTGAGCAAGTTAAGAAAGAAGCAACAGACTTACTTGCAAAAAGAATGCAGCGAGACAAAATGGAAGTCAAGCAGATAACATCTCTTGTATATGAAGGCGCAATTTGGACTGGATATTTTTTAGTTAGAGAGGAATAAAAAATGGGAAGCAAACTTGTAAATATTTTCGCAGACTATGTAAATCGCGAGTTGAAAGAAGAAAACATCCGCAACTTTGTAAACCGCGTTCTTGAAAAAGCTGATGACGCAAATGCTGAAAATCCTGCATCATCAAGTGGAAAATACCACCCAGTATCGGATATGGGACACGGTGGAAATGTGCGTCATTCTATTCTTGTTGCAGAAATTGCAAAGATTATGATGCGTGCTGACCCTTACTATGATGAAGAATTTCATCGTGAAATTGTTGTTGCTTCATGTATCTTGCATGACATTTGCAAATATAAAAGTGAAGACACATCACATACTCAGTTTGAGCATGCAACTTTGGCTGCAGACCTTGTTTCTGAAACTGGAAAAGAAAATAAAGACTATGCTCTTATTTCATTCTTGATCGCGAAAAATGTCGCAACTCATATGGGAAGATGGAACACAAGCAAGTATTCTTCTGTTGAACTTCCAAAACCACATGATGAAGAGCAGAAACTTATTCATCTGGCAGACCTTATTTCAGCAAACAAAGACTTGCCAAACATCATTAATCTTTTTACAAAAGCTGCTGAAGAGGAAATGAAAGATGGCAAATGACAGAGTAAACCACCCATCTCATTATGAGAAAGGTGGTGGACATAAAGAATGTATTGATTTGTTGGCTGTAATGGTTGCTGGCTATGAAGGTATTGCTGCTGGTTGTATTATGCAGGCGAAATATCTTTATAGAGCTGGCTCAAAAGGTGAAGCATCACTTTCACAGGCACAAAAAACAATTGAAGACTTCAAGAAATTCCGATGGTATCTTGCTAAGTTTTATGAAACTGCAACAAATGCTATTTTTGATAGCGTAATATTCTTGCCAATTGGATGGGCATGCTCTGTTGATAAAACAGAAGCTCAGGTTAATGAAATTGTAGATGAGTTTACATATGATAAACCTGAGCTTATTCGTGAAGATATGCGTGCGCTTTTGCGTCTGCTTCCGACATTGCATAAGTTTTCAGAAGTTGTTGATGCCGTAAAACTTGTAGATAACATTATCGAAAAGTTACAGCAAAACATATAATTTATTCCTTGCTTCAAAGGGACAAACATTTATTGAGTGTTTGTCCCTTTACTAATTAATCTATTAAGTGAGGAATTAAGTGTGAAAAACGTTAAAAGTGTAAAGAAATTTTCATTGCCAAAAATATCCCTCAAAAAGGGAAATCGGTACATTGACAATTCAGTAATTCTAATAAGTGGAATTGTTTTTACTTGTATTTTACTTTCAATCGCGTCTGGATTTATTGACCTGACATTTTTCAGTGGTCTTTCAAAATCAATCTTACATTTAGCAACATTGCCATTACCAGCTGCTGTTTTGTATACAATTATTTCAGTTGGTTTCATTTCAGGAAAATTCTGGTGTGCAATGCAGATTGGAATGCTTCGTGAACTTCAAACTCGTCTTGTAGCACAAGGCTTGATGTGGGGCAATGATTTAAAAAAGGCTCGTATAGGTTGGCATGTCGCACATAAATTTTTAATTGCTGTTTCTATTGTAACAGCTCTTTCATTGTCATTCAACTCAATCGGTGCTGGTATTCGTAATATGGAACAGAATATCAAGAATATGGCAACTGATGTTGAGCAACTTGTAATGCTTCAAAACTCTGTTCGTGATGGTGTAAATAAAAACCGTGATGCGAAAAAAGACTCTATATCAGGACAGAAAAATGCGCAGAAAAGTGTCATTGACTCATTTGAAGAGAAATGGAAATATGTTGTTGAATATCGTGCAAAACGTGAAGAATTAGATACAGAAGCAGAAGATTACAAAACACAACTTGCCAACTTGAAAAGAGTTTATGCTTCAAAAGCTCCAGAAGGCGTAACACAATCAAACATTGACTGGATTGATGAGTATACAGTTAAGAATAAACTTCTTGAAAATGCAAAGAAATTTGAGGTTATTGACAGCTCATCATACATTGAAGAGAGCATTGCATATGATAAGTCTGAGATTGAGTCAACATTGAAAGCTTTGGCAGATAAAGAATACAGAACTCCAGATGGTGAGTTGATTTCATTTGTAAAGAGTGATGGCTCATTAGTGGATATTCAACTTGCGATTTCACGTTTGCAGTCAGGAATTGCACATTGGCAAAGTGACACTGGAGATACTGGTGAAAGTTCAAAGATTTTTACATTGATGGCTGCATATATAAATGCTGATGCAAAAGCTGGTGGAATGGGAATTTCTGAATGGCTCATGGTAATTTTCATCTTTTTGGCTGGCATCGTTCAGGAGTATTTAATTTTCTTATTTACACCAAAAGCAACTATTGACCGTAAGCTTCTTTCACAAGTTTCACATTATATGAAATGGAAGAGCGAAGAAGAAAAAGAACGCTTCTTGATTTCAGTTTACATCTCATATGCTGGTGATGGTATTCTCAACCAGGACAGATTTGAAGCAAAATGTAAGAAGGCAGTTTATTTTATGGAATTGAATACAGATGACATCATTGTAAAATATTCTTCTAAAAAGAAAGAGCATAAAATAACGCCAATCAAAGTTTCAACAATTCGTGACAAAGTTTATGAAGAAAATGCTTTGCCGAAAGTTGATATTGATGAGCCAATACTAAATCCTGTAAAAGTAGCAACACGGTCTAATCCAAGTGGAGAGCCACGCTATTCACCAAAAGTTGACCAGATTGTAAAAGAAATAGAAGAGGAGATTAAGAAAGCATGACAGAAGCTGCAGTCATTGAAAAGTTTGAAGAGTTTAAGAAGGCAATCATTTTGAAAAATGAGACTATTGCCAATCTTACAACACAGAATGAAGGATTGAACATTAAAGTTACCGACCTTGAAGACAAGATTAAGGCATATGAGCAGCAGCTTGGTAATTTGAAAGAAAATCCATTCTCAGAGAGAGTTGAGAACGCAATTAGGGAATTGGATGACTTGGTTAAGTGAAATTAATCTCATATTGTAAAATTGATAATTATTTTTGGACTATAAAGATTAAAATAATCGGAGAGTTTAAGACTAATTAAACATTATGAGAAAAAGATTGATGATGGCTTTCATGGTTTGGTTCTCAATAATGTCTGTTTTCATTTCTTTCATTTTTGCAAATGAAAACTTAGAAATAATAAAGAAACAGACTTTAGAGTATCATGACCATGAGACATATGAGCTTTGGTACGATGTAGAAAATCATAATCCTGCATTCGTAATATGGGACCTTACTTTTGAAGACGCAGTTCTAAGCGAAGCTGTCAATAATAGAGCATCTTCTAAATTTACAGTCTGTAAAAGTTCTGTAAAAGAAATTGTATACTCAAGAAGCGGTTATGACAAAGGACATATGTGTCCATCAAATGATAGAGACTGGTCGAAAGAGTCTTCTTGTAACACATTTCGGATGTGTAATGTGTGCCCTCAAAAACCAGTTCTAAATCGTGGTTCTTGGAAAAAATATGAGAAACACGGACATGAATTAGCTAAAAAGTATCAGAAAGTGACCATTGCTGCTGGTCCTATCTATGAGAATAACGAAAATGTTTTTCTTATTAAGGGTGGGGTAAGAATTCCAGATGCTTTTTTCAAAGTTTTCTATGCAGATGGAAAATTTTTAGAAGCATACATTTTCTACCAAGATGGTTCAACTGTTACTAAAAGCGTATCTGACATTGAGAAAGTTGCGAAGTTACAGTTTGTCGCAAAAAAATAAAAGGAGAAAAACATGAAAAAGATTTATGCTGTGTTGGCAATGGTTTTTGTCATTTTTGTATTGACAGCAGAAGAGAAAGTGTTGCTTGACCCACAGTCAACTGCAAGCATTGGTGATGAAAATATCTCATATGTTGAGAACTTCACGATTGGTTCAACAAGCGGATATTTTACAGACGGCAATTTGAAGATTTTGCCACCAACAGAAGATGGTTTCAGAGTTTTGGCAATTGATGTTCCACGCTCAGATGTGTCTTCTTATGACCTAATTCCTGCGTATCCATCATTCTTAAATGAAGGAACAGATGGTGCTGGTGCTATTTCAAATGCTGGAGCAATCAAGAAAGTTGAAGTTGAAGTTATGTTTAACCGACCTTATGATGAAGTCATGCTGCTATATTCAACTTCACCAAATGGCCCTGTAAAAACAATTAAACTTATTCCTGAAGATGGAAAAGCAATTGAGACTATGGTGCCAATTAAGATGGTTTCAGTTGATTTGAATTATAATGACAATGTAAAGACACGCGAAATTAAAGCTGACCCAGCACTTGGTGGTGACGCAACTGGCATCTATTTTAGAGGTTATCGTATTCGTGTAAATCCAGCTTATGGCGTAAATGAATATTCACCTTGGTCTATTGTATATTTTAAGCAGACGAAGGTTATATATGATTTGCGTTTTACACCTGAACAGTGGGAAATGCGTGAAAAGCTCAAAGAAGAATGGAAAATTGATGATGGTTCTGGAGCTGCTAAAACTAAGGCAATCAATGAAATTACTTATCGAAAGAAGCTTGAAGCCATTGAACAGTCGAAAATGCATGTTGAATTGAAACAACAGTAATTAAAATGCCGCTCAAAAAAGAGCGGCATTTTTTATTAATCTTTATATTATGAGTTACAACGCAAAATATGAAAGAATAAAAGTCTTTGAAAATACATTATCTATAATTGAAAGAACTCCAAGAGTAAAAAACTCACAAGAGAAGTCTATCGAAAAAACATTAGTTTATCATGAAGGTGGTAAATTTGAAAAGCATGAAAAGGCATTTCCAAAAACAAATATTATAGTTACACGAAATAGGACAATGGAAGCTGGAAGAAAATGGGCAAAAGTTGGAAACACAGCAGTTCTTAATTTTGCTTCAGCAACTAATCCAGGTGGAGGCGTAACAAGAGGCTCAATTGCTCAAGAAGAATGTTTGTGTCGTGTTTCAACTTTGTTCAATTGTTTGAACACACCTTTGAATTGGAATTTATTTTATAATCCAAACAGAGAAATGAAAGATCCACTTCATGATGACAAAGTAATTTATACACCAAAGGTTTGTGTCATCAAAGATGACGATTACAAAACTCTTAATGAAAAAGAATTCTTTTTTGTTGATGTCATTACTTGTGCAGCCCCAAACTTACGTGAAAAGCCACAGAATTATTGCAATGCTGGCGAAAGTGATGTAGCTGTTTCAATCACTCCAGAAAAATTGTATGATATTCATGTTCAACGTGCTCGAAAAATTCTTGATATAGCAGCTATGCATGAGATTAAAAACCTTGTACTTGGAGCGTTTGGTTGTGGAGCTTTTAAGAATGACCCAAATGTTGTTGCTCATGCATATGCCGATGTTTTGAAAGACTATGATGGCGTTTTCGAGAATATTGAGTTTGCTGTATACTGTGGAAGTGACACATCAAACTATGATATTTTCAAGAAGACTTTATGTAAATAACTTGGTGAAAGGAAACACATGGAAAAAAGGAATAAAGTTTATTTAAGTGGCTGCATGACAATGGACAAAGACCATTTCAAAGAGCATTTTGCTGAAGCTGAGAAATCTCTTTCTGAGATGGGTTATGAAGTTACAAACACTTCAAAAGTTGAATGGGATGAGGGAATTGCGAATGAATGTGGAGATGCTTGGGGTGACAAAGCTTGGCGTGAATACATTAAGCGTGATATAGACCTTGTTGCTCAGCATGATGTAGTTGCTCTTCTCTCAAATTGGGAATTTTCAATGGGCGCATATGCTGAATTGGCTTCTGCACAAAGGCATGGTCTCGCGATTGTTTTTGAGAAAGACGGCTTTAAAAAAATTATTTCAGATTGGAAGATAAAAGATTTAAAAAATATTGAACTTTCTTTGTAGTTTTCATATATTATATTCGTAAATCACACTGATTGAGAGGTACTGAATATGAAGATTGAACTTGAAAACGAGAAACTTGGACTTACAGCTGAAAGCAAAGGTCGCTGGTGGACAGTTCGCCAGAATGGAAATGTTATCGTTGAAAATGCCTCAAGAGATGTTGCAATTCATGAGTACTTCGCAATTGTAAAAGCCGCAAAGGAGAATGCATAATATGAAAAAGGTAGTTCTTTATTTCGAAGAAGGCGGTATGGAAGACTGCATCGAATTTACAGATGACAGAAAGTTTAAGGAATGGGTTTATGCCTCATTTGACAATCCAAATCTCATTATCACAAGGATTGGAGACTAAAAGTGGAAAAAACATATTATTGCTTTACAAATGAAGAAAGCGAAAAAGAATTGAAATGGTTTTTTGACCATGTAATTGAAAAACCACTGGCACATGAATCATATCTGATGTGTATCTCATCTCGTGCCAAAAAGGTTTCAAAAGAAGAACGTGAACGCATCCAGCTCGGACGTGGTGAAATGATGCGTGAAAATGTTATCACGTCTCGTGGTAAAGACAGGATTTGGAACTTTGATTGGTTCAAAAGTTTCATTTACAGGTATGAATGCCCAGTTGAAGGTATGACTACTAAGACTGGTGACCCGTATCCTCAGAATTCGCTTGTTTTGTATGTTTATGTCAATCCAAGTGATGAGCATAAAGTTTTGATGGACACTACAAATGCAACTTTCCAGATGCTTTCCGACCTCATCAACTCTGCAACAATGGAGAGATACGACGGTATCAAGGAACAGCTTTTCAAATTGCGAACAATTGACAAGCATAAGAAAACTTGTCGTGCGACAAATATCTCACGTCATCTTTGGACACAATTTGACTTTGATTTCAGTGATGATGTGAAGAAAGATGAAGACTTGCAGCGTGATGTATTAAACCAGCTCTTGATTGTTGGTCGTGCGCTTTTCGGTAAAGGTAATGTGGTTGTTGTTCGAACTTCTGGCGGTTATCACGTTCTTGTCCACCGTGAAGGTATGAAGAACTGGAACTCAGAATGCCGCCCTAAGAAAAAGTGGAATGATGAGCTGAAGTTCTCTGACCCAATCAATGACTACCTCAGAATTGTAACTTGGGAACTCAACAACATTTCAACCAAACACTTCACAGAAGTACCGAAAATCAGATGGTTTGATGAATGGGTTAAAACTGGTCAGTCATTCTTGCCATGCCCTGGTACTCTTCAGTATGGTGATTTCTTCGTGAAAGTTGTAAATAAGGAGGACTTTGATGCGTAATCCAAATGAAAAGTTGTCTGAGATGACAAAAGATGAGATTGTCAATTTTGAGTTTCAGCGGCTTCAGGATGCTTTGGTCAACAATGATGCTACAAAACTGAGAAACATCCAGGAAGACATCAGAACAAAGTTTGCGAAATATAAGCGCGAATATGAGCCTTGGTCTGCTAAGGTTGAAAAATTTAACAGAGAAGCTGATGCTCATTTTGCTGAAGATAAAGAGATTAAAAAGAAGGTTGCAGGCAATCCAATGATTGCTGAGCTTAAAAACTTCTTCAAAGCTCTTCATTGGATTTCCGTAGCATTGCTGGTATTTGTGCCAATCTATCAGATTTACCATCTTGCAGTTCATGGTTGGGCCAATTCAACTTATGCATTTTTAGTATTCTTTTGGATTGTGCTGATTGCTCGTCTTGGTTTCGAGTTCTATGTTGAGTGCCCAGAGTTTCTTACAAAACATAAGCACAAGTTTCCGAAAGACTTCTGCCACAAGGAAATGGCACAAGCTTTCTTGAAATATGATGCATATTGCAGTTGTGACACATTGGCAATGTTGTTTGACAGGTTTGTATTCAGCAAGCAGCTTGCTGATTGTATACCAGTTCTTGATGCATATCCAGATGCAAAAAGAGCTGTTAATCTTAAATTCAATGAAGTTGTAAAGACAGGAGATATTTGGTAAAAATGGCAAAGTATTTTATTGTAATTGACATGCAGAATGACTTCGTAACAGGAAGTTTGGCAAATCCGGCAGCAGCCGCAACTATTCCGTTCATCAAGAACCAGATTGAACATTTCAAAGCAAAAGGCTACCAGATTGTGTTCACACGTGATACACATGGTAAAAACTACCTCGAAACAAATGAGGGAAAGCATCTTCCAGTTGTTCACTGCGTTAAGGGCACAAAAGGTTGGGAAATTGTTCCAGAACTGAATAGCACACCTGAAGCAAAAGTTATTGATAAAACACATTTCGGTTTTACTGGTTGGGCAGAGTTCATTAAACCAGGTGATGAAGTTGTAATGTGTGGAACAGTTACATCAATCTGCGTCGCGAGCAACAGCTTAGCAATTAAAGCTATTGACAATGTTGAAGTTACAATCCTTGCAGAAGGTTGTTCGGGCCTTTCAAATGAAGACCATGAAGCTGCGTTGAAAGTTATGGAATGCTGTCAGTGTAAAGTTATCCGCAATCTTGCAGCTACAGTTGTAGAAGAAAACGCAGCTCAGGAAGCTGGAGCATAATGATTGCAATTACAAAATACAAGCTCTTCGCCTTCAAAGATGGAGTGCTTGTAGCAAGAGCAGTAACAGTAAATGAAACTCGAATTTGTAAACTTGCTGATGAGTTGCGAAAAAACGGTTATACAGTCAGACTATACGATATAGTGCCTACTTGCACAGGGAGATAGACAAATGAGTAGTTATTTGGACATTTCTATTGAAAGACAACTCGAAAACGGAAAATGGGTAAATTTCATCAATTGCTCGTCTGAGGACACACTTGAGACAGTGAACCTCTATTTGCTTCGTGATGTTTTCAGAGATTGTGAGTACTACACATGTGAAGTAGCTGATGTTACAGATGTTGCAAAACAAACTGCTCTAAACTTCGCAACAAAAATCCATAGACAAAATGGTGTTTTCAATTCTGTTTCAGAAGGCTCGCCGCTTTGGCCATACGACAAAGAAGAGCATGACATAAAAATCGAAACTCTTGACATATTGTCTAAAATGGAAGAGCTCAATAGAAATGATAACTTCCGTTTTAGTGAAGTTGTCTTGACTTTGCGTGATGGAACAGAGCTGACTTTTGCTACGCCGTACAATGCTCTAACTGAATTGCGATACAATCCAGATTACAAAGACAAAGAACTTGTGCACATTTTCAGAGATGAAGTTATCATTCGTAAGTTCTTCGACACAGAAGGGGATGAAGTTGTTCAGTACCAAGTTCCAAACTACACATACATTTCAACATATGAAGACTTGAAAAAGTTTGAGCATGAAATTGAAAGAGAATTGGAAGACGCAAAGCAGTCCCAGAGCGACGTGGTGCGTCTTGGTTCAATCCTCAATGATGAGGTTAGTGAATTAAAGCCTGAAGAAATGGAAGGCCCTCTGGGTGAAATTGTGAAGCGTTTGATTGGACATATTGGAGATGATGAGTGGTCAGACTACACTCGTGACTACATCGAAAGCCTTGGAAATGTTCTTGATGAACTTCGTTTTTTAATTCGTCTTGTTGGCAAAAATGGTCGTATCATTTGGAGGGTTTCATAATATGAGTAGCTTTTTCAGACAGATTATTGAGCCTAAACTTCCAAAAGCAACTTGTCCAAAATGTGGAAAAGAATACATAACTGCAAGTATTTATCCACAGTATATGCCTCATGTCAATGAGATGTGCTATCCATGCTGGAAAAGTCAACTTCAAGGTCGTAAGCTGACAAGAGATGAAATTCAAGAAGCTGCTGAAAGTTTTATTGAAGAGAAATCGAAGTTTGGTTTTTATGATTGCAGTCTTCCAGACTTCTACTCAAAAGAACAAGAAGAAGCCATTCTTAGAAGAGTTGGTGAAATCTATGCTGAAAGAGAAGCCACAAAAGAAGCAGAAACTCGTGCAACCTATCTCAAGAAAGCTGAGAAGTTTATAGAAGAAAATGGAAATGACCTTGAGAATATTGTTGCGGCTCTTCTTCGGCTTATTGATGATAACTACACAAGACTTGACAGAAAAGTACCGCTCTCAGAAATGAGATTTGGTTAAAAATTTTTTGAATTTTTATTCAAAACTTCATATATTATTTATGTATGGAGGTCAAAAATGATTGATACAT